CTGGCTTGGCCGCATCGAGGTGGCCTGGACAGCCGACCACGACACGCATGGCGTGGTGATGGTCGGCGCGCTGGGCCGGCGGGGCGGCGCCAAGCCCATCGCCAGCACATCCGTCATCGCCGATGCCGAGCGCCTCGCCGAACTCATCAACGTCGTCTGCGCCTTCGTGGACGAAATGGAACCGAGGACCAGCCATGGATGAGACCGCGACCGCAACCGCGACCGCAACCGAAGGCGCCGCCGCCCCGGCCGGGAATGTGGCCGGCGCCGCCGCCGCCGCCGCCAAGCCCGAGGCGGCGGCCGAGACGAAGCCCATGGAGGCGAAGCCTTCGGGTCTCTTCGCCGCCGCGGCCGCGGCGCAGGATGGGCGGCCCGAGGGCCTGCCCGACCAGTTCTGGGACGCCGAGAAGAAGGAGGTGCGGCTGGCCGCGCTGGTGAAGGCGGCCAACGACATGCGCGCGCGCCTTGCCCGCGGCGGCGAGGAGGCGCCGCCGGCCAGCGCCGATGGCTACGCGCTGCCGGCGGTGGAGGGCCTGCCGAAGGAGCTCGTGCCCCCCAATGACGATCCGGTCTGGTCGGCGGTGCGCAAGGCGGCGCACGAGGCGGGGCTGACGCAGAAGCAGCTCGAGGCGGTGGCGCGGCCCTACCTGGCCGCGGTGGCGGAGCAGGCGAAGCAGCGCCAGCCCGCCACGGAGCAGGATGCCGCCGCCGCCTACGAGGCGGAACTGGCGCGGCTCGGCCCGCAGGGCCGGCAGGTGGTGCATGAAGTTGGCGCTTGGCTGTCCGGTCTGGTGGCGCGCGGCGTCATGACAGGCGAGGAATACGCGGCGCTGCAAGGCATCAGCACGGCCGAGGGCGTGCGGGCGCTGGCCAAGCTGCGCAGCATGGCCGGCGAGAAGCCGATCCCGCTGAGCGCGCTCGATGACGGGGCGATGAGCTACGCCGATGCCGAGCGCATGATGCGCGAGGCATTCGAGAAGAAGGACACGAGGCTGGGCGAGCAGGCCGCGCGCGCGCTGCGCGAACTGGCCGCGAAGGGGCGCCTGCCGGCGGCCTAGGCGAGCGTCGCGCGCTGCTCCTCGCGCGCCCAGCGCAGCATCGGGCTGAGCGCCGCCAGGGCCTTGGCGGGGCTGGAGCGCAGGTGGTGGATCACAAAATCTGTCGTTGCGCGGCGCGAGTCCGGTGATCTAGATTCGCGTCCGCAGCGGCGTCCTGCCCTATCCGCCTCGCCGGACCGGGATGGCCGCAAGCGGGCAGCCTGCCCTATCCGCCTCGCCGGACCGGGCTGCTCGTGCCGACGGCGGCCACGTCACGGCCGAAGCACGGACGACCCGGAACCGGGTGGGCCCTATCCGCTTCGCCGGACCCCATCCGCGACTGGCCTATCGGGGTGCGAACCGAGCCCGCCGCGCAAGCGGCATGTTCACGTTCGTCCATAGGCCAGGGGCATGACCAAGATCATCGATCCCGTCCAGGCGACCTGGTATTCCAGCGCCGTCAAGGTCGCCTACCAGAACGCCGCCATCCTGCGTCCGCATGTGCGGACCGAAAGCAACGTCGTCGGCGGCACCGCCGAATTCCCGCGCATCACTCGCGGCATGGCCCGCGCGCATGTGCCGGCCTCCGACCGCGTGCCGATGAATGTCACCTACGGCAAGTCGGTCGCGACCATGCAGGCTTGGTCGGCCGCGCAGTGGGCCGACAGCATCGAGAAGACCCGCGTCGCGTTCGACGAGATCCCGCCGCTCTCCGAGGTGATCGGCGCGGCCATCGCCCGCCGGATGGACCAGGTCATTGTCGATGCCATGGTGGCGTCCTTCGGCACGCCCACCATCGCCGACGGCGGCACCGGCATGACCGACGCCAAGCTGCGGCAGATCGCCCGCCTGTTCGATGCGAGGGCGGTTCCCCGCGGCAGCCGCAAGCTCGTCGTCTCGGCCAAGGTCTATGACGACATCCGCTCCCTGGCCATCGCGCAGAACCGCGACTTCGGCGAGACCGCCGTCGGCCGCACCGGCGTGGTCCCGACCATCTACGGCCTCGACATCCTGATGATGGACGACGCCCGTGAGGAGGGCGGACTGCCCATCAACGCCGGCGTCCGGCAGGGCTTCGCCTTCGACAGCGCGGCGGTCGGGCTGGCCATCAACACCGAGTCTTCGCTGGAGATCAACTGGGTCCCGATCCGCGCGGCGTGGCTGCTCGAGCAGCGTTTCTCGGCCGGGGCCTGCGTCATCGACGCCGACGGCGTCATCCGCGTCGATTGCACGGAGTAAGCCCTCATGCCCTTCACCCCGAACTCCTTCCGGCCCGCCGCCGCCACCACCGGCACCGCGCCGCGCATCCACACCTACCGCACCCAGGACGCGCACGCGACGGTGGAGACCGCCGGCTACTTCAACGCCATCCGCAGCCTGCTCGAGGTCGGCGACCTCATCTACTGCCTGGTCGTCAACGGGTCTGGCGTGGTGCAGACGGCCGGCTGGCACATCGTGATGACCAAGACCGCGACCACCGTGGATGTCTCCAACGTCACGGCGCTGACCGTGACGAACACGGGCTGAGCCGATGGCCGTCGCCGACGGCATCGACCTTTCCATCGCGCGCCGGGAGTGGAGCACCTCCGCCCCCGGCGCGAGCCCCGCCGTGCGCATGCAAGGCCCCTTCAACATCACGCTCTGGGGCACCTTCACGGGCCTCAGCGCGACGCTTCAACGCTCCTTCGATGCGGGAACCACCTGGGTTGACTGCACCAATGGCGGCCTCGCCTTCACGCGGACCGGCCCGGCCTCCGAGACATGGCAGGAGCCCGAGGCCGGCGTGCTCTACCGCGTCAACGTCACGGCCATCGCCTCCGGCACGGTCAATGTGAGGCTGAGCAAGTGAGCGTATGGCGCGGCCGCGGCGTTTCCATGGCGCAGGTCGGCGCCATGCTGCATCCGGGCTATGCGCCCAACGCCTGGATCGGGCTGCGCGGGATTGTCGCCGGCGTGGCCATCATCGTCGCCACCGCCATCGCGAGATTGACGCCATGAACGGGAGTGTTGCTGGCCGCGCCATGAACGACGCCTTCGGTCCCGACCTGCCGGCCGCCGCCAAGGCGCTCGCCGCCGCCTTCGCCGGGCGCGCGCTGCTGCTGCTCGAGGCGCGGCGCGACATGCCCATCACGCTGCGCCGCGTCCTCACCGCGGTGCTTTGGGAGGTGCCGCTGATCGCCGCCTTCGCGCTGATCGGCTGGCACGCCGCCGAGCTGCTCGGCTTCGAGAGCGAGAGCGCGCGCATCGTGCTGACGGCGCTGCTCGCCAATCTCGGCGCGCGCGGTCTCGACCGCCTGGTCGCGCGCATCCTGCCCCCGCCTTCCGACCGCGAGCGAGGCTGAGCCATGCGCGACCCCCGCGCGAGCCGCGGCTACCGCAACCGCAACCCCGGCAACATCGACTGGAACGAACGGAACAAGTGGCAGGGGCAGGTCGGCCGCGAGACGACCGGCAACCCGCCGCGCTTCGCCGTGTTCGAAAGCCACGAATACGGCATCCGCGCGCTTGCCGTGCTGCTCATCACCTACCAGGACCGCCACGGGCTGCGCACCATCGCAGGCATCATCAACCGCTGGGCGCCGGGGAGCGAAAACGACACCGCCGCCTACATCGCCCATGTCGCGCGCCTGACCGGGCGCGACCCGCACGAGCGCCTGGACCTGCACCGGCACGAGGACCTCAAGCCGCTGGTGACGGCCATCATCACCCACGAGCTCGGCGGCAACCCCTACGACGAGCGGACGATCGAGGAAGGCCTGCGGCTCGCCGGCGTGCCGCGGCCCGTGACCACGCTGCGCGAGGCCGCCGCCACCGGCACCGGCCATGGAGCGATCACCGTCGGCGCCGTCGCCTCCGCCGCCGCGGCCGCCGCCCCGGCCATCGAGGCGCTCGGAGGGCTGCCGCCCTGGCTCGGCGTGGCGCTGGTGCTCGGCGCGGCGGCGGTGGCGGTGGCCATGGTGCTCGCGCGCCGGACCAGGGCCGCATGATCGCGGCGCTGCGCGGCTGGCTCGCCGCCGCCGGCGCGGTGCTCGCGGCCATCGGCGCGGCGCTGATCTACCGCCAGGGACGCCGCGACCGCGAGCGGGAGGATTTGCGGCGCCGCCTGCAAGGCGCGGAGGAACGGTCGAATGCGGAACAGGCTGCTGATCGCGCTGCTGATCCTGTTGCCGAGCTGCGCCGCGACTGGCAGCGCGGGCTGTGAGGCCTGGCGCCCGATCCTGATCGCAGCCGAGGACGCCCTCTCGGCCGAGACGGCGCGCCAGATCCTCGCCCACAACCTGACCGGCGCGCGTCTCTGCGGCTGGCGCCCCGGCGCGGGAGGCTGAGCCGATGGACGACTACACCGTGCTTGCCATCGGCAACGAGGCGCTGGCCATGCTCGGCGCGCAGGCGGTGGCGCAGGTGGATGAGGGCACCGACATCGCCGCGACGCTTTTCCGCGTCGGGCCCACCACGCTCGCGCAGGTCCTCACCGCCCATCCATGGGCCTGCACGCTCGCGCAGCCGCGCCTGACCAGGCTCGCCGACCCGCCTGGCAACGGCTTCCGCTACGCCTATGCCATGCCCGCGGGGCTGCTTGTGTTCCGCCGCGCCCTGGCTTCGCCCCTGCCTGGCACGCCCTCCATCGGCCGCTGGCGGATCGTCGGCGAGGAACTGCACACCGATGCCGAGGAAGTCTATGCGGATGTGCAGCGCGAGCCGCCGCTCGAAGCCTGGCCGCCGCATCTGCGCGCCTTCGCCCGCGCGGCGCTCGCCGCCGACCTCGCCCTGACCGTCACCGGCAGCGGCAGCGACGCGCAGTTCTGGACGCAGCGCGCCTGGGGCAGCGGCGACCAGTCACTGCTCCAGCAGGCCCGCCGGGTCGAGACCCAGCAGCACACGCCCCCGGCGATGGAGGACTGGCCGCTGCTGGCCGCGAGGTTCCGCGGATGAGGACGCTGCGCGCCATCCAGACCTCCTTCACCGCGGGCGAGCTCGACCCGCGGCTCGACGCGCGCATCGAAGTCAGCCGCTACTATTCCGGCGCCGCCCGCCTGCGCAACGTCGTGGTGTTGCCGCAGGGCGGCATCCAGCGCCGCCCCGGCCTGCGCCACCTCGACACGCTTCCGGCCGAGGCAGGCGAGGCCGTGCGCCTGGTGCCCTTCGCCTTCTCGGCCGCGCAGACCTTCCTCGTCGTCCTCTACCCGGGCGGCTTCCGCGTCTATCGCGGCAATGACGGCACGCACCTGTTCACCGGCACCTGGCCCGGCACCGCGACCGAGACGGCGCAGGCGAACTGGGCGCAATCCGCCGACACGCTGCTGCTCTTCCATCACAACCTGCAACCGCACCGCATCCAGCGCGCCGGCAGCGACACGTCCTGGTCCTCGGCCTCGCAGGTGTTCACCAACATACCCAACCATGACTACGGCTCCGGCCCAGAGCCGATGATCAGCGTCACGCGCGGCTGGCCCGAATGCGGCACCTTCCACCAGGGGCGGCTGTGGATGGGAGGCCTGCGTTCGCGCCCGGCCACGCTGATCTCCTCGCGCGTCGGCAATTACTTCGACCTCCAGGTCGGCACGCTCGACGACCATGCGATGGTGCTGACCATCGACAGCGACCAGTTGAACCAGATCCACCAGCTCATGTCGCACCGGGGCTTGCTCATCTTCACCTCGGGCGCCGAGCACGCCATCACCGTCGCGCCGCCCATCACCCCCACCAACGTCGCCATCGAGGAGCAGTCGCGCCGCGGCATCAAGCGCTTCGCCCGCCTCGACGAGGTGGACGGCGCCATCCTGTTCATCCAGCGCGGCGGCGCGGCGCTGCGCCAGTTCGTCTATTCGGAGCTCGAACAGACCTGGCAGGCGGACCTGCTTTCCCTGCTCGCGCCCCACCTCATCGCCGACCCGCGCGACGTGGTGATCCGCAAGGCTGCCGCGCAGGACGATGCGGACCTGGTGCTGCTGCCCGATCCAGCCGGCATCACCGCATTGAGCACCATGCGCAGCCAGGAGGTTGCCGCCTTCACCCGCTGGAGCACCGACGGCACGGTGCGCGGCGCGGCCGCGCTGGCCAATGGGCAAGCCTTCGTCGCGGTGGAGCGCGACGGGGCGGTGCGGCTTCTGCTGCTCGACCCCGCGTCCCTGCTCGACCATTCCCTGCGCTTTTCCTTCGGCAGCCCGGTCTCCTCCCTGACCGGCCTCTCGCACCTCAACGGGCGCGAGGTGGTCATGCTGCTCGACGGCCGGCCGGAGGGCACGGCCATCGTCTCGGGCGGCACCATAACCCTGCCGCGCCAATGCCTGACGGCCGAAATCGGCCTCGGCTTCCAAGTGCAGGCCAGGACGATGCCGATCGAGCCGCGCGACCCGACTGGCGCGATGATCGGGCGCAAAAGCCGCTTCATCCGCGTCGCGGTGCGCGTGCATCGCTCCGGCCCATTCGACCTGCGCAACGCGACGCTGGCCACGCGCACGCTCGGCGGGCCGCCGGCGCCGCCGCTCGACGTCGTCCCGCCGCCACCGCCCGAGCCGGTGAGCGGCGAGTTCGCCGTGGATGGACTGCTCGGCTGGCACCCGCAGCAGAGCCTCGAGATCACCCAGCCGGCCACGCGCCCCGCGCCGCTCACCGTGCAGGCGCTGGCCATGACCGTCGCCGTCGGAGGCTGACAATGGGCGTGGACATCGCAGTCTATGCAGCCATCGCATCGGCGATCGCCGCAGCGGCGACCGCCGGCAGCCAGATCATGCAGGCGCAGCAGCAGGGCACCGCGCAGCGCAACCAGGCCGCGCTCGACCAGATCCGCGCGCGCCAGCAGGAGCTCGAAGCGCGCGGGGTCGAGGCCCGCGGCACCGCCGAGGCGCTGGACGTGCGCGAAAACCTGCTGCGCACGCTTGCCGCGCAGAACGCGCGCTATGCCGCCTCCGGCCTGCTGCTCGAGGACGGCACGCCCGGCGCGGTGGCCGACGAGACGCGCGCGGATGCCGAGCGCCAGCTCGACATCCTGCGCACCAACACCACCATCGCGGCCGAGAGCGCGCGCA